GAATCATGTGTCCAGTGCTGATGCCTAAGGTGCCGTCAAGCTGCATTGCTTGCAGTAATGACTCGACTGCCTTTTGCTCATCACGCCTGCCCTTGTTGTAAGCGGCGAGCTTATCTGACGGAATCTGAGAAGCGGCTATCTGTATCAACTGGCACCCCCTCAATTAGGTCAATGACAATTGTTATTGCTTTGGTTGGCTGAGGGTAGGCAGCCTTTATTAGGCGTAGCACCTCATCCTTCATTAGCATTCTGCCCATGTGTATGCCATCGGCTTTTGCTATACCAAAGTTGTATTGGTTTGGGTTGTAGTCCATGACTGCAAACTCAATTGGTTCTGGGTTATAGTTGGGCATTTTCTCTCTGTTCTGTATAGGTGTCTGCAAGGTAGTGCAAAAGCTCTAGCCTGGCAATTTGTTTCTGGATGTGGTACCTGTCAGTTTCTGGTGTTGTCTTTGCCTCGTATTCGGCAATGGTCCAAACCCTTGCTTCCTCAAGTACCTTGGCAAGTTGTTTTTTGTTCACCTGGAACCCTTGCGAGTAAATAGCAAGACAATTACTAGAAAGTGCATTGCAATAAGTGTCACGCCGATTAGGTAGCCAAGGTTCACGCTGTATTCCTGCACAGCTAGTGTCAAGCCAAAGCTCAACAGGATGCTAATTGTTAGTAGCCAGCCTCTCATGCGTTTACCTCAGCAGCTTCTTCTTGCTCCTGCGCCACTTCTAGGTAAACCTGCTGGTAGGTGTCCCGGTAGTAGTTGTACAGGTCAATGCTCATGAGTCTGTAAATTGTGTCGTTTTGATTTACCTCGGTAGTTTCTTTCCAACTATCGGTGTACTCATTAGGCATCTCTTGCCAGTCTTTGATAATTTGTGAGTAGTAAATAGGTATGGCTGACTCTGCCAGCTCAGTTATCAAGTCTTGGCAGTAAGGCATCTCATCAAGGTCTGCCCAGTGGTAAAGTATGTCTGCTTTTATGTCTGCAAAGTTCATGTTCATGTTTACAAAACCACCTTTCCATTTTCAACAACCCGGTAAACACGAGAGAAACTCTGCTGTCCATTGCGGTTTGCGTGTGTCAATGTTTGGTATGCAACCTGTACATTGCGGCCATCTAGGCGCATTGTTTTTGCTGCTTGTATTGCTTCTGTCTTGCTCATTTTTCCCTTTCCTTCCGGGGGAGGCTTACGCCTCCACCCTTTCTGCTTCGCGCTCTAGGCACTTCTCGCAAGCGTCTCTTGTTTCTAAATAAGTAGCTAGGTCTAAAGGCCCGTTAGTAAAGATTCGGGTTCCAACTCTTCTGGAACCGCAACGAACCCGTAGCATTTTTCTTCCTTCACTAAGTTCGTATTCGTAGCCAATGTGTAGCTTCGTTCCGTTTCCTACGTAGGCCTTAAGGTAGTTAGCTTTCATTTCTTTTCCTTCTTTGGCCCCCCTTGGGCCTTGTAATCAGGATACACAGTTTTGGGCTTTTTTTGGTAGATTTTTGCCTTTTTTTGCCTTTTTCTGGCAATGTTATCAAACTGTTATTTTGGCCTAATTTAGGGCTTTTACAGTGATTGTGGCCCCTGATTCAATGCCCTGGGCATACAGTTTTCTGGCTGAAATCCGGGTAATTCGGCTGTCATCGGTGTAAACCCCTGCTATGGCTAGGGCATCTCCAACCGACCTAACCAGCTTGTCAAGGTCTGGGGCCACTGAGGGTGCCGAGCGTTTTACCGATGCTGGCTTTGGCATAAAAAACATAACTACCAGCTCACAGGGGCCGTCAATGGGCACCCAGTCGGCTGGCAAGGTTGCAATTACCTCGTTGACAATTGCGGTACGCCATGCTTTGTGTTTTTTGCTGTTTACCTGGACTATCCGGCCATTCATTATGGCGTGTGAGCCTTGGCTTGCAGGGTCGCCAGTAATGCTAAAGCTTACCTCTGCCATGTAGTTCCCATGCTCCCAGTATGGCAGCAATGGTGTAAATAAGACCGAAAGCTAGTCCCAAACCCCCAAGAACGCTAGTTGTGTTCATGGATAGGTTTATCAGTATGCCGGCGGTGAGGGCAGGGACTAGCCAACGGAGATTTGTCAAAAGGGGCTTGGCTCGTGCATTGGCTCAAACAAAGACTTCACAATTTGAGCTGGGTCCCCAGGTGTGATGTAAGGGTTGTTGATGCTTACCTTGATGGACTGCTTTGCTTCGCCCTCTTTGTTAGTCCAGTTGTCAATCTCTGCTGAGTAAAGACCCTCAACAGCAACCTCATCTCCAACATCGTAAGTGCCAGCTTGCTTTAGCCAAACTGTATAACGCTTGGTGATTGACTCGCCAGCCTTGGTCTGAAACTGCTCAGATACTTCAAGCCCTTTGCCTTCGTAAAATACTCGGCTAACAGTGCCCTTTACTTTGATACTTGCCATCTCTTTTTCCTTATCTGTTTGTTTTTTTTACTCTAGTGGGCACCTATGACATGGTTGGGGTTGGTGCAGTCACTGTGTCCACAAGACCTAATGCCAGGTAGGACTGGCTTGTTATCAAAAATTGGTATTGTGAGGGTTTCTTTGTCAAACTCGCCTTGCCAAGGTATGCACTTCTCAGAGCCGTACTTAATAACCAAAGCTCGGTGCATCCGGCAGGACTGGCACTTGAGGTCCTTCCTCTTACGCTTATGCGTGTTGACCTTCCAGGTTGCACCACACCGGCAACATAAGGCCACATTGTCATCCACGCCATAATCTTATCCTTCTACGACTCTTGACAAGTGACCCTCAAACTTGAGTCCTATTTCACCCAAGCCACCCTGTCGGTTTTTAGCAACTTTCATAATCATCCAGCTCTTTTGCCACTCAAATTGGTCCTCATCTAGTGACTCTCTGTGCAGCAGGATAACTGCATCTGCATCCTGCTCAATACCACCTGAATCTCTAAGGTCGGCTAGGTCGGGTCTGGCATCCCTGCGTTGCTCTGGGCCTCTGTTTAGCTGAGCCAGGGCAATTACTGGTACATCCAAGTCACGAGCAAGATTTTTTAGGCCAATGCTTATGTCAGTAATCATCTCGTACCGCTTGCGGCCCTTTTCAGTGTCTTGTATCAAACCAAGATAGTCAACAACAATTGCGGTTAGCTTGCCGTTGCCTTTTACGCTGTTTGCCAAGGCCCTTATCTGCATAAGGGTTTGACCTGACTTGTCATGGATAGCAAGCTGGTGGCTTGTAATCTTTTCCCTTACCCTTGCAATCTTGTCCCAGTCAATGTCCTTGAGGTTGCCCTTTTCAATGTTGCCAATGTAAACCTCGGCTTCCATGCTGATAATGCGGTTATAAAGTTCTGCCTTACCCATCTCAAGGCTGTGAAAGCTAACAGGGCCTTGCTTTGATAAGTGCCAAGCAATTTGCAAACCAACAATTGTTTTACCAATGCCAGGCCTTGCACCAATAATGTACAAAGCACCTGGCCTAAAGCCAGCAAGTATCTCATTTAGTAAGGGCCAAGGGCTTAGTGGGTAATCTTTTGGCTTGTCAATTTCATCTAGGTAAGGGATAAGTTCCTCTGATACATAACTTGGCTTGGTTGCCTGGTTCCTGTCTATGAGGTTGTCAATCTCTTTTTTAGCTTGGTCCATTGCAGCAGGTAGGTCATCGCTTTGGGCCTTTAGGTGAATCATTGTGCCGGCCTGTGCAAGCTTTCGCCTAGTTGCTTCCTCAATTACCTTGGTGGCATAAAAGCCAACACTGGCAGGTGTTGGTGTGGCTGTCATGCAATCATGCAAAAAGCTTGCATACTTAGGCAGCTTGGCAGACAGGGTAATAACATCCAGCGGCAACCTGTCACGCTTTAGCTCAAGCATGGCCTCATAGATTTTGCCGTTGTTTAGGTCGTAAAAGTCGCCGGGTGTAAGTGTTAGGTCATCAAGGACTTTGCCGTTAGTTAGGAGCACTGACCCAATAACTGACATCTCAAATTGGCTCATTTTATTCTCCCAAAGATAGGCTTGCTGTTTTGCTTAGGCTCTGATACTTCCACATCATCCCAGCGGTCATTGTTTAGCCAGGTAGACGCTAGGGGTATGTATTGCTGGTCTGGCAGCTTGCCGTTAGCGTATGCCTTGGTTAGCTCAATAATCTGCTCGGCTGGCTTCCTTTTGGTTGCAAGCTTCCATGCCCTTAGTGCTTGAGCCTTGGATAGCTTTTTAGGGTAATGGGTCCAAAAGTCATCAAACCCAGTATCAGTTGGTTTCTCTTGTTTTGTTGTTTTCTTAGATAAGTTGTTTTCTAATGCAGGTTGATTATCCAAAGTTGGATTATCCAAAGTTGGATTATCGGACTCTGGGGTTGATGGGTCTTTTATAAAATAGGCAAGCCCAGCGTTATAGCCCCTGGCATCAGTTGTTCTCTGGGTTTGTAGGTATCCTGCTTTGATAAGTTCCTCAAGTGCAGACCTAACAGCCTGTTTGCCATCACCGGACTCGCGAATAATCTGGCCAATGGTAATTGTGTAGCCAACCTCGTGGCTTAGCAAGTAAGTCAATAAGCCCTTGGCCTTGTAGCTTATGTTTGAGTCCCTTATCCATGCATTGTGTATTTGGGTAAATTGGCTCTCAAAGTGAAGCTTGCCTCTAAAAATACCTGGCTTAGGTTTGCTCATACCGCTGCTCTCTCGGCCATAAGCATCATTACTGTTGGGCTAATTTCACGCTTGTCGTACGCTTCTTTTACAAGCATTACCCATGCACCTGAATCAAGGCCCATCGCCTTGTAATCCATCTCTGCCATAAAAATGTTGCCGCCGTAGTACTCAAGAATCTCGGCGAGTGTTTTATTGTCCCAGTTAAGCAAAATGTGCCTCCTTGTAAAAGGTTGGCACACTACACTTGTAGCAATGCCAACAGTCGGTTTGTTGGTATTACGCCGTCTAGGGGTTATGACTTCTAGGCGGCACTTTTATTTAGTTGTGTGTTGAGATTAGCACCCTACAAGTACTCAATGTCAATCTCTACCTTTCGTGTTTTGTAATCATTGTCTAACAGGTACCAGCCATTGCCCATGTAAACTGGCGTGGATTCTGGCTCTTGCCCTCTTTCAAGTTTCCAGCCAAACTTCCTGCCCAGCGCAGCAAACTTAGAATTGCTTTCCAGCAAAAAATTAGCTTCTGAGCAAAGCACAATAATGTTGCTTGGCCTATCCAGGACTTTACTACCCCCCATGCCTCTGTTTTGCCGGTGCTGTGGGATAAGCGTGTCATCTGTGGTGCCACAGTGTGAGCAGCAAATATCTCTTGCAAGAAACTTGTCAAAAGTTTTTCTATTCATCCCAAGGGTCGTATTCTTTTGCAGGAATGTCAAGGCCTGTGCCTCGGTAGTCAGCACTGAATCCAATGATGCTGCTGGTTTCAATGTCCCTAATTTCTGTTGCACTGTCTTGGCAAGTGTGGTTTTTACGCCAATCTCGCACAAGCTTGACTGGCTCAGGTTCATCTGTTTTGAACTTGGCACCACAGGAACAGGTTTCGGCTATCACCCGACAAGGCTACCAGCTAGGCGTGTTTCCACTGGATTTCAACATTTTTACTGATAACTGCCATCATTGTGGCTTGGTCAGACAGCGTTCGCATCTTGGTTTTGACCCTGTTGTACTCAGCCTTGGCTAGGTCAGCCTCCAGGCGTTCATTTACTGCCTTTAGCTTTGCCACAGCTTGCCTGTCAGCCACAGTGCCATCGTTGTTGATAAAGGCTAAAGACACTGCCTTGTCATAGGCTGCCTCAGCATCAGCCATTTTGCACTCTGCGTCATAAAGGGCACTAGCCCCCCTGTCCATCTCGTTGCTCAGGCGTTGTAGCTCCTGGACTATGTGGCCCGGTGTAATAATTTCCATCTCTCAACCTTCTTGCTTTCTCTCTTTGTAATCTCCATAGCTCGGTTAGCGTGTCATACTCACCTATGTCGTACTGCTCATGCAGGCACTCCTGCACTTCAAGAATTGACTGGAGCAGAATCCTTTGCGCTTGATAATCCATTAGCTATTTCCTTGATGTTGTCCAGCGTTGCTGTGTCAGCTCCACCAGTCTTGGCTTCGCTGTAAAGCAAGCGTAAACCATCAAGGTCATTGCCTAACTCTGCTGCCATTGCAAGCCAGTCTTTAGCAGTTGCATTTGGTTTCTTATCCCTTGCAACCTTCGCCATTTCCTCTCGGCTGGCTCGCTTGTTGCCTGAGTAGCCGGCATTAGCTAAGGCTCTACCAATTGCCGAGGTTTCTGCGTTCTCCAAGGCTGATGTTTTGTTGGCCATACCAATGCCGTCAACCTCAAAAGCTAGGCCAGTTGCCTTTGGCTTTTCCGTTTCATCGTCAAGGTATACAGATGCTTGGACAACCCAAGTGCTAACTTGTCGGTCTTGCAGGGTTGTAATGTTCTCCGTAATAATGCGACCCCTGTTATTGTCCTTGTAAAAGCGTCTTATGCGCTCCTCGACTGTTTCATAGTCGTTTAGGTTGAAGTTTCCCATGCCCCTACTCCTTTTCTCTTTGGTCTTGTACATCGGGCTCAATAAGGTCAAGGATTAGCCCAAAACCTAGCCCGGTATAGCCGTCCTTTAGCAGACCCCAAAATAGCTCAATTAGGTCCTCTGTTTTGTACAGCCCCTGGTTGTCGTACTTATCTTTGTTTTCGCATTTACAGCTCATTGCTATTTTCCCTTCTCGTGGTGCAGGTAGGGTGCCCCACCTGCTCTTGCTCTGAGGCTAACCATGTGGTCCCCATAAATCAAGCCTCTTTTCTTACCTTCCATGGCTTTTATGACTCTAGCCTTGAGGTCCGTCATTAGCTTGTTAGCCTTGTCGGCATCATTTACAGCGTTAAAGTAATGCACCCCCAGCTCATCTAGGTCAGCCTCTCCATCCTCAATGTTGGGGCTTAGTGCCCTAATTGTTTCTAGTGTTGAGTTAGACCCATCCCAGTCAGGCATCTTTAGTTCTAGGCAAGCTTGCCTAAATCTAAGTGCAGCTTCCCAAAGCGTGTTGGCCTCAAACTCATCCCACTCGATGTCAAACTCCATAAAGCTTGACCCAGCTAATGCCACTACCTTTGCCTGCCTAATGCCAAATACCTTCATGTACCAAAGCACTTGTGCCCTGTATGACTGTGGCACTGCACTCCAATAGTCCCTGCTGAACTTGACCTCAACAATGCCCCAGTTGCCATCTGCATCTTTGTAAAGGCCGTCAAGGTTTGCTCTGGCCCAGTCGTAGGTCTTGTTAGCCCAAGTCCCTGTTTCGTAAATCTCTAGCTCAGGGTGTTCATCAGCAAACAATTCCAAAATAGGTGCCTCAAGTTTGGTGCCCAGCTTCATGCTCATGTTCGGCTCTACCTCGTCTGGTATTTGACCAGTCTTTTTTGCCCACTTAGTAATTGCCGACTCCCAAGTGCTCAAACCGGCAATCGCTGCAATATCTGAACCGCCGACTGCTCCTGGCTCATTCCTAAGTTGGTGCCATTGCTCAGACCCATTGGCAAAGTCGCCTAACAGGACTGCATCCTGCAACTCGTTTATCTCTGTTGGTAGCTTTGATACTGGCAAGGTTTCCCTCTCTTTCCTTGTCGGCAAGCCCACGCTAACTCTCTCGGCGTGGGTTTGCTATTTGTGTTGAGATTACTCTAATCTGACCCTATGACAAGACAACTGGAAAGAAAATACATTGAACTGCAACACGCCATAACCGAGAATGGGGGTGTTGAGTGTGCCCAGTTGCCCCATGTGTTTTTCCCAGAGGATGAGCCAGATTTGTACCTGCGTAAAAAGCTGGTAGTTGTAGCCAAGGAAGTATGCGATGACTGCCCTGTCAGGCTAAGGTGCTTTGACTATGGCCTATCAGCAGGGATGGTAGGGGTCTGGGGTGGCACCACTACTGAGGAACGAGCAAAGCTTAGGCGTTAGCCCTTTTTGTCGGTCTTGTCGGCAATCTTGCCAAAAGACTTGTTGATTTCCTCAGCGTCAAGCTGACCATCTGCCAGGTACGAGCGTGATAATTCCTGGGCCACGTCAATGATGCCGGCAAAAGCTGCCATAGCAACTGCCTGGGCAACCTCAAGGCCGATTACTGCACCACCGACAAAGATGCCAGTGACCTTCAAGATGATTACTGCCAAAGTTCTGCGAGCGATGTCTAACCACATAGGTCAGTCCTTTCATAAGGGTCTGAGCGTAGGTTTGTCTTTAGTTTATCAAGTTGTTTTTATGCTATTCCTGCAAAATAGCAACGCTGTGTGGCTTGTACAGGGCTTGTCCGTTCTCGGTACAAGTCTTATCCCATACAAGGGGCCTATGGCTTGTACGAGCCGTACAGGGCTATTTAGGGTTATTTGCCTTTAGCTGGCTTAGTTGCAGGTGCAACCCTGGCTGGCTTAGGCTCTGGCTCGTGGATTGGTGCAGGCAGCACATCACCTGTGTCTGGTGTTGCCTTGTCTACCTCTTGGTCCAGCTCCCACTTAGCAATAACATTTTTTACAAACTTGAGTGGGTCTACAAAGCCCTTGCCGTCTGATGTCCAGCGGTGTACCCTGCCTTTGCAAATCTCAAAGTGCAAGTGTCTACCGGCTGATGCACCTGTGTTGCCCATGATGCCCAACCGAGTGCCTGGCTTTACAATCTCGCCAACCTTGACTTGCAGGGAGTTCTCAACCATGTGTGCGTATCTTGCAACATAAAACTTGCCATTTATTTTTGAGCGAACATCAACAAACCAGCCAACCCCACCAAGTGAGCCATCAGCGTTTTTTAGTTTAGAAGTACCGGCAGCAATGACCTTGCCTCTGTGCCAAGCTTCATTCCAAATCTTTGCTTTAGGACCCCAAAGGTCTACGCCATTGTGATGCTTTTTACGCTTCTCGATAGGATGAGTTCTCCAACCAAAAGGGCTTGTGACTTTCCAGTCCTTGCCAAACTTCCCGTCTAAGGGCATCTGAGGTTTCGGTGTCATTATCTTCCAATCATGTTTATTACTGAACCAACAAGGGCAACTAACCCAGCAGCCAGACCTGTGTAGGCAATCTTTTCTATCCATGCTAGGCGAGCAAGGGATAGCTCAACTTCTCTAATCCTGTCTGGTACATCGTCAAGGTTGTCTAGCTTTACAAGCATCTTTAGCTGAGTGTCGTTCATCTCTATTTGCTTTTGGTAAATCATCTGCTGGGTAATGCGTACCCCAGTTGTTTCCTCAGCCATTAGTTTTCAAGCTCTACTGGTCTGTTGTCCACAAAGCTGCCGTTGCTGTAATCCCAATCAGGTCCAACAGGTGAGTCATCTGGCAACTCAACCATTGTGTAGTCATCAGCAGGGGACCAGCTTGCAGAGCCATCCCAAATAATTACCATCTCAACTTTGTTGGCT